ATTTTATTGACTTCAGCGAAACGAATCCATTTTCGGAGGTCGATAGATACTAATGTTTGGGTCGCAGTTTTATAATCAATCGATTCGCAAATATGTTGTCATGTTCGGCAACATGTTTAACGATATCGTTGTTCAGAGGCTTAACAACTCAGGAACTGTAATACAGTCTATCGCCGTTCCGATTGCTTATGGACCGAAAGAAAAGTTTCTCGTTAGAATAAGTCAAGATCCTAATTTAGACCGCGAGGTGGCGTTACAACTTCCACGTATGGGGTTTGAGGTTGTTAGTTATACATACGATTCGACTCGAAGACTACAACAAACGATAAAAAATGCATCAGTTTCGACATCAGATTCAACAGTAAAGAACTATCAATTTACACCAGTGCCATACAATATTGGTGTAGCACTATCTATTTTTGTTCAAAACGCCGATGATGGTGCGCAAATATTAGAGCAAATCTTACCGTTTTTCGGACCTGAGTGGACTAATACAGTCAATCTCATTCCATCCATGAATATTAAAATGGATATTCCGACTATATTGAATGATGTTGCGGTTGAGGATACTTATGAAGGTGACTTTGTTTCTCGTCGTGCCCTGATATACACACTCAACTTCACTATCAAAGGATACTTCTATGGACCTATACGCAGCTCTGGTCTCATCACAAGAGTTCAAGTCGACTTGGCAGCAGCGAATGGTGTCGGTGATGTTACTTCTACTGATATCGACAGGACTGGTCGCTCTAGTCGGATAGTCATAGTTCCTGGGCAGTTAGCCAATGGCTCGCCGACCGCTAACTCGGCTGCATCCG